TTGTTGTTGGATCATAGCTACTTGCGCAGCGCCTAAAGCACCCATAGCTATAGCTAGAGGAGTAGCAAATATGCCAAGACCGCTGTTTGTGTATGTTTGCATTACAGCAACAGCTGTAGAAGCTACAGCTTGAGCAATTTGAAGCTTCTTCTGATTCTCAAAGGCATTCTTCGCTAGAGCGTTAGATTGAGATTGAGCTTTCTTTTCCACTTCGTATTGCTTTGCAGCAGACTCAGCAGCAGCAATAGCTTTATCTTCAAATGACTTAGCTTGAACGTTATTAGAGTAATGAACAGCATCAGCTAGCTCCATATACAACTGAGCTTGGTCTCTCCCATAAGATAAGGCATCAGCAGCCATCTGCTTATGGTAGGAAGCTTGTTCAGCATACATACTAGATAACTGACCAAAGAGAGAAGAGGCTTGACCAGCTATATTAGATACAGCATCCATAACTGCTTTAGCACTAGTTGGAAGTTCTCGCATTTTCTCATCTATAGCCGCTATAGCAGTCGCCATTCCAGCAGGGGAACTAAGGTCTTGCCCTGTAATATTCAACCTTTCTAAAGCTTTTGATACATTATCCACGTCTATAGCGTATTTAGTTGGATTGTATTCAAACTGTTTCTGCAACTCTGAAGTCATTGCTCTAACATCACGCTCTTTCTGAATCATCTTATCAAGAGGAGCTGTGTCGAACAGATTCATGAACTTATCTCCTAGTGTCATTTTATCCATGACATCCATTTGGAGATTTACGTCATTAAGCTTGTTTTGCATAGCAACAATGCCAGAAGAGTCCCAAGCTCTTGCTTGAACATCACCTGCATCTTGAGTAGCTGTGGTAACGCCTTGAAGTGTTCTTATATACTCAGTAAGCTGCTGTTTAAAGTCACCTACGGAGGTAGCGGAAGTAGTAAAGGAATTAGAAAAGTCGATACCTTCTTTAGCTGATTCAGCAATAGCTAGTGTAAGCTGTTCCTGTGTAGTAATAGCTTCTCTAGCTTTTTCCTCAATGTCTTTCAGTTGGAAAGAATCTTTAAGTTTCTTAGCAGCAAAAGCTCCGCTATCCGCTAACATCATAGCTTCTTGATTAGCTCTTGCTATCTCGCGGCTTAAACTCTTAAAAGTAGATTTGACATTCTCTAGTTTCTTAGCATTCTCAGACTCTATGAACAACGCTTTAAGTGTAGCTCTAACGTCATTCAATCTCTTCGCATAAGCACTTGCGGCAGGACCGCTATTTATAATAGTAATCCCGAGAGCTTTAAACTTATTCTCAACTTCTGTAAGAGCAGCTGGAACTATTTTAAGCTGGTCTTCTAATCCTTTAGCAAATACTTCAGCATCCAAAGCTTGTTTAAGTTTGTCAGCTGCAACTTGTCCGCTCGTACCTAGTTCTTTTACAACAGCAATACTATTCAAGAATCCTTGAGCCATCTTTTCAAGAGGGTCAGATACTTTAGAGAAAGCACTTCCTGTTTTAACAACGTATTGCATTGCTTCATTAAGATCTAAGAACTCTTTAACTTGTTTAGCTATAGACTCATCACTTGCAGTCTTATCAAGACTTCTGAATATCGCTTCTAAGTGTTTAGGACCGAGAGATGCTTCTTTATTATATTTACCAGCAGCTTCTGCCAGCTTTTTCCACTCAACTTCGGCTTCAGAACTTGGAACGAACTTCTTAATAAGCTCTACGTTCTGACCAAGCATCAAATTAAATTGTCTTGCATTATCGGGGATAAAATCTAAACCTTGCGCTGCATAACCAAGCTCATAAATCTTCTTCTTGGCACCTTCTATTAAATCAGTTAAAGATTTTTCTTGATTCTTTAAATCAGAACTATCAGGCGATAATTTAAGTTTATCTTTTACATTAACAAGCAATCCTTCCATTGTTTTAAGGCTTGTTTCTAAACCTGTAAGGGCTAATCCAGCCGAAGCTTGTTTCTGTTTCTTGATTATTTCATCATAGTTGGTGACAGAATCTTGTACTGATTTATTTAAAGCTTGTTGGTTAGTAGCAGCTTCGTTTGCGCTATGTGCCCAGTACATCAGGCCGCCAACTACGGCGGTAATAGCAACAGCAGCTGCTACATAAGGATTTCTCATTACGGCGGCATTGAATTTAATCTGTGCTGCCCATAATGAGATTAGAACAGCTTCATATTTAACATGCGCTAAGGTAGTTAGTTTAGTAGCTACAGTTAATAAATTTAAACCTCCTGTCAAATCTTTTACATACCCATAAGCCTGCCCTAGCTTTCTAAGACTATACACGCCAAGAAACACTTCACCTACGAATATGGCAGCTTCAATATTATTAACTAGGATACCTACGGCACCTGCTAGACGCTTAAGCACTACAGCAAAAGCAGTTGCTACGTCTTGAGCAACTTCAGTATTATCAGTGTAGTGTTTAACAGTATCGGCAATTTCATTCAGAGCACTAGTAAGGCTACCCGCCTCATTTGAGGCTAACCCTATCTTCTCTACAAAGCTTGTAAGTCTTTCTGATAATGTATCCCAAGCTCCTGCTAATCCTTTAGCTTCAGCTTCACCTGCTCCTCCTACACGCTTTCTAATCTCTTCTATAATGTAAGCAGAAGCCTTAGCAGCTTCACCTGTTCTGACGAAGGATTCAACAATATCTTTCTGAGACTTAGTAAATCTAACACCTGACTCTCCAAGATTACCAAGAGCTTCTATAGGACTTTCCATTACTTGGCCAAGGCGCTTGGTGTTCTCAAGCAACGACCCCCCCATTGTGGCTGATAAGTCTTGAGCTAGAGCTAATACCTCCGGGAAAGCTTGTTTAGAGATGCCCCTAAAAGCAGTAAGAGCGATAGCAGATTCTCTAGCAAATGCTTTAGAAGTGAGTGTACTGAGTGCTAATTGTTCAGCGTAGTTGTTCAGTTCTTTAGCTGTAATCCCTAGACCATTACCTGTAAATCTAAGGGCATTATCCATTTTTAATAGCTGAGATTCCATTGCGGCAGATTCAATAATTGCTTTGTGTAACAACACAGAAAACCCAGCGAATATGCCTACCAACACAGCGAAGGAAATATTCTGTCTGTTTACAACAGCGGCAATAGCCGTAATACGAGAGGCTATACCGCTCAAAGGACCAAGAGCTACTACAGCAGTCTTACCTAATTCATTTAACGTCTCTTGTATCAAGTTAAGAGGTTTGGTAGCTTCGTAAGTAGCAAGCTTAGTACCTTCTACAGTTTTCTTGAAAGATTGTTGAGCTTTAAGGAATTGTTCTTGAGAGAGAACACCTTTACTCAAGGTAGTTCTATAATCTTCTAATGCTTTATTGATTGTCTGGATATGTACTTGACCACCTTTAATGCCATCATATTTCTTAGCGAGACGGTCTACTTCTAAACCTGCATTAAATAACGCATTACCTTGTTTAAGAAAAGATGTTTCTGTTTGTTTAGCCGTTGTCTGTACAGCTTTAGCCGCTGCTACTGATTTAACTGCCATTTGATCATAAGCTTTAGATATGGTATCATTAAGCTTATTTACTGAATTCTCTAAACTACTCATCACTCCTTCAAGACTCTTGATAACCGGAGCGATAGATTTAAGTGCGTCAGTATTGGCACCAATACTAATAGATAACTCGCCTAGATTTAATGCTGCCATACGCACTCCTTACTTTATACGTTCAGATAATAAAAAAGCCCGAAACTACTTACATAAAAGTTGTAGAGACGGGCTTATCATTATTTCTTAGTTTTTGTTTTCTTAGCTTGTTTTTGTTCTTCTTTGTGTTTCCATGCAAAGTAAACAAGCAATCTATCGTATTCATCAACAGGTAAGTCATCTAATTCATAGGGGAATTTACCTAACTCATGACTCATGTACAATAGATTCTGCTCGTCTACATCTCTGGAAAGCTTTCTTACTTTTTTTCAATACTCTCGTCTTCCACATTCAGAAGTTCCATAGCAACTTTACCTAGTTTATCTACAATACCTCCCGCAGGCTGCTCTGAAAGAACTGCATAATCAGCTTCCTCAAATACTCGTTCATTAGAACCGGGTTCGAAAGTACAGAAGATAGCTCCCCACAAAAGCATTTCAAGAGCATCCATCTGACCACTCTCTTTAGTACACTTCTTAAAGAGTTCCCCTCGTACCTTACGAGTAGTCTGACGAACTTCGTATTCGTTGCCTTCAAAAGTTACAATCTCCTTACGGAAAGCAGGGGTAGAACCTAGGATAGCTGAACGAAGAGCATTACGCTTTGACATTTATTATTTACCTCAATTATTAGATTTTATTAATGTATAAAACGACTAAGAATATTAAATACTATGGAACAACAACAGGAGCGCCAGATAATGCGAGAGCTACAGAGAATTCATTGATGCCATCAACACTACCAGAGAGAGAGCAATCTGTTACAACGCCATTAACCTTCCAACCATTGGTACCATCGTGCAGATACTTAGCATACAGAAGATCCTGCCCATCCCAAGCGGTAAGCACATTCTGAAGAGCTGTATTCAGAGTCGTAGATGAATCATGAAGCCATTTGAAAGGAGTGACTACATCAGAATCAGAAGGAACGGAAAGTTCAAACGTAATACTTTCATCTTCATTACCCCCTACATCACCACTCTGGCCAGTAGACGTTGCACGGAAGAATCCACGAGCAGCAGATAGATCAGCGCCGTCAGGATTGATCTCTACTACCAATTCAGAACGACCTGTTAAAAGTGTCTTGAATCCATTAGCGGTAGCAAAGAAACCCGAAGCATCTAGACTTACTGTACGAAGTCCTGCAACAAAGGTAGAGAACCCGCCGTTAGCAGAAGCAGTAGCGAAGTCAGTTGTATCAACAGCTTCAGTGTTCATAGTAAGAGAGAATTCACGAGCTGTACCTACAGAAGTCATTGGGAGATAAGAACCTGTTACAGTTACTGCCCCAGTCACAGTGTAAGAGCCAGAAAAGGTTACACGTCCAAAGAGGTGATCAATACTGATAACATCAGCAGTATGATCAACAGCATTGTCAAACACAGTAAAGGTAGCTGTGTGATCCCATACATTCTTAGTGGCGGCTGTAATCTTATAAGTCTTACCAGACACCAAAGTCATAGCTTCAGTAGTCATAGCTGTAGTAGTGCCTGACTTATTGAAAGTCGCTACATAACCCGCATAACCTTTATAGTAAGCATTAGCAGATAAAGTAGTTGAAATGATAGTAGGTTGGGTAGACTCAAAGGATTGACCGAATACTGTGTCGGAAGCGGTAGCACCATCGTAATTGAAATCTCCGGTAGACCCTGGTAATGTCGTGTAAGTTCCTCCGTCTGTAAGGCTTGTGGATATGATTTTTGCCATGTTAATTTATCCTTTAAATATTAATTGCCGGATAGCAATAAAGAGGTCAAGCCTCAAATAGACGTTCTATTACCCACATTTACATGGTCAATATAAAAGCGCCAGTTCATTGTAAAGATTGGTCTGTTCTCAGAAGTAACCCCTATATAACCAATGTCACTTCTCATATTAAAACCAAAGTAAATATCTGTTCCTATTGTTTGTCCTGTAATACCTAACAGGTAATTCTTAATCTCTTCTGCTTTTGAATAAGCTGTAGCAGTATCGTTAGCAGGACCACTCACAATGATTTGAATGTTAGGAAAGTCTCTAGCATACTTAGGGCTAGGAGCTGCCCCTGGAGTGTCGTATAAGGCTATTGAGAGGCTTGTACCACCCGGATCTGTATTAACCCATAGGTCAGTACCAAGATTTCCTATTAAAGCTGTAGCAAGGAGATTAGCTACGTTATAAGCTGGGCTACTCATCGAAGATCTCCTTTAATTTTATCCGCTACAATTTGAGCAATATCGTTTTCAACTTCGGTAGCTGGAGTTAGTAAGAATTGCCAATGAGTACCAGGAGTAGTGGGATGTTCATAAGGCCTTTCACGACCTGCATTTTCGTGAATATTTGGCGCTCTAGGATCTGTATAACCAATCTCTACTGTGTAAGAGTCTGAAGTCTTAGCACTTGCTACATAATTAGATTCTTTTAAATCTCCAAACTCTACGGGGCAGATAGCCAAGCTCTTATCCATAATGTCTTTAGCAATCTCGTCAAGAGCTTCTTCTGTACTCTTCTCTATTTGAGATATGTACTGTTCAAGATTTTGAGATATGCTTTTAAGTTGAGATTTGACTTTAGGAAAGGTGTGAGCAGTCTTCATTTCAAGATAGCCTTACGTTCAAATAAGACTCCTCTAATATCAGGTATCTTAGTAAAAGCTTTAACTTCTCTTGCTGTAGAAGGAGGAGAAGAATCAGTACTAGAGCCTTGATAAAGATAATCACCTGTTGTAACATCTGTATCTAAGAACACGACAGCGTTAGAAAGAAATTCATTACCTTGAGGATCAACAGCTTTCTCTTGGCGTTGTTCCCAACGGCCTTTGGCAGAACCTCTTAAGAAGGTTGGCTTCCCGTACGCATCTTTGGAAGCTATTGTCCAAGTGGTAATAGTTGAAGTAAGATTACGAGTAACCCAACTCATTTCTTTTTCTTCTTTGCTGTCTTATAGATGTTATAACAGACAGCTGAACGTTGTTTTTCATCCGAATACTTTTTGTTAGTATGTTCAGATGACATGCAACGTTCCATAAATGTTTTTTCATCCTCATAGTGCTTAGGAAATGGCATCTTGAATTCCTCATTAAGCTCTGTAAGTTACAGCTACATTTCCATACCCTGTAGAACCATAATCTTTCAAAGTAGATTTAATGAATGTGTAATTCTTGTTAGTTCTTGAAGTAGCGTAAGTGATAGATGTATTACCGATAGATTCAGATTTAACGCCTTCATTTACGGATGAGGTAAAGTCTTCTCTTAACCACTGAAGAGCAAGTTCACAAGTAGCGTTCTTAACAAGGGTAGGAATAACTCCAGTACCTCCTATAGTTCTACCTTCTCTATCAAAGAAGTTAATGCGTGGCCAACCTAATGTTTGATCTAAGTCTTGAATACTTGAATTCCAAGAGATATTCTGATCAAGCCACGTAGTAGCGTAGATAAGAGCCGCTTTACGATCTGATTCGTAAGCTGAGTCCCATTCAACAG